CGCCGCTGTTTTCGTATGCCGTCCGCAGCTCTTCCGCCCGCACAGTGTTGTTTGCCAGGGCAATGGCGGCTGTACCGGCTCTGGCTCCCAAATCAGTCATGGCCGCAGTGACCGCTGCAATGCCTTCCGAATCCAGAGCTTTCAGGGCTGGCAACAATCCGCCCTGCGCAATGATCTCTGGTCCCAGTTTGACCAACGCCTGCCGCAAACCAGTACCGGCCAGGGAACCTTTCAAACCAGCATCAGACAGCACAGACAATGCCGCCGCTGTTTCCTCAATGCTGATGCCCATGGCACTGGCAACAGGGCCAACAAACTTGAACCCCTCACCCATTTCCTGAACACTGGTATTTGAACTTGCAGCCGCCTTTGCAAGTACATCTGCCACGTTGGTGGCCTCAGTGGCCTGCAATCCAAAACCACGCAGAACTGTGGACGTGATATCAGCCGCGTCAGCCAATTCCATAGCACCGGCTGCTGCAAGGTTCAAAACACTGGGCATGGCTGCCTGAATTTCTGCCGCCTTAAAACCAGCCTGGCCCAGGAAACCCATACCCTCTGCCGCCTGTTTGGCTGTGAATGCTGTGGTGGCCCCGAGCTGTTCCGCCTGGGCGGTCAACACTTGCATTTGGTGGGCTGTGGCGCCGCTGACTGCCTGGACCCGCAACATGCCAGATTCAAAACCGGCAAAGGATCTGACAGCCAACCCAACACCAGTGGCCACCGCAGCAATACCAGCACCACCAACGGCAAACCCTTTTGCAATCCCTGCACCAATCCCGGCAACGCTGGATTTGAAGCTGGCCAAATCTTTCCTGGATTTTTGAAGTCCTCTACGGAATCCAGACGTGTCTGCGCCAATTGCAATGTTTAGGGCTTTGACGGTTGCCATTTATTTCCCTTTTGATTTCGTGAGCTTGGCCAAAAAACCTAGTTTGGCTTTCATCTGTTCGGCTGTTCTGGCCTTACCGTCTGCCCCTTCAACGTAGGGCATGAAATCTTGGGGTTTAAATTGCCTGGCGCCCTTGGTTCTGTGGGCGTTGGCAATCAGGGCTGTTTGGATTGCTTGGTTGATGTCATCACGCTCAGGCCCAATGGGGCTGATTCGGTCGTAGGCAATCCAGGAAGCCAACTCAACACTTGACATTTCACGCTTGATTTGCCCGACTGTCATACCCAATGCAAGCGCTAACCGGAACAAAAACCGGCTCATTGGTCGGGCGCGGATTCCCCCTCTAGGTCATCAATATCCTGGTTGGTAAAGCCATTCAGTCTGGCAGCAACAGAGAAAACCCTATCTACCGCCGCAGCGGATTTTGCGCCCAACGCCGCCGCATCAGCTGGCTGGAAAAGTTTTTCCCCTTTTTCATCACACGCAACCAAACAAACCAACCTGGCCCGCAGGTTCACCATGTTTTGTTTCTTCTTGGTTCCGCCTGAAACCTCAGCTTCAAAATGGTCACGCTCCCCAGCGGTCATAACCCGCACATACAGAACTCCGTTCCATTCTGGAACATCAACGCGCTCTAGATGCAAATCATCCGTGTTAAGGATGTCGTCCCTAGACAACAAAACATCTGCCATGTTTCAGCCCTCCTTTGGCTGTGTTTCTTAGGCTGCCGTGTGTGAAACGCCGCCTGTAATCTTGAAGGAAATGGTAGCTCGGTTGACTTCATCAATGGCCTGGGTGTGGCTGATTGATTGAACAAACGCTGTCATTTCGTAGAAATCAGCATCCGAGAATGTGACTTTGAGGGTTCGGCTGGTGCCAGATTGGAAATCATCAAACACATTGCCTTGGGCCCCGTCTGCGTGATCAAACTGGATTTCCATGGAAATTTCACCGGCATCACCGAACCCAGCGGCAAATTCTCGGAATCGGACGGTGTTGCTGTCCACAGTTTGTGATGTTCCAAGGTTGGTGGTGTCAATCATTGCACGTTCCAAGTTTGGACCGTCAATAGAAAGAACTTGCCCCAACTCTGCACTGTTCCAATGAACTGTTGCGCCCTGTCCCAAAAATGCTGACATGAATTTATCCCGTTGCGTTTGCTCTGTAAGAAATCAGGAATGACAACATCCTGATATATGTACCTTGACGGCCCCCGTCAACTGGGGCTGCATAATCTGTTCGGTCATTGGTATGGGTGCAACCCAGAATGTCCACATCTATGGCCCCGCCCACGTCAATAGATATGGTGCCCCTGAACCCGGAAAGAGCTTTCCGCACCTCTTCCCCCAGGTCAGACGCATCCAAGAAGGTTTCCCCCATACACATGAAATCAATATCTAGGCTGATCAACCTGGATGCCCCCCGCAAATGGGTGTATGGCCTGCTGGTTGATATGTCATAGGTCACGGCTGGTAGGGCCAATTCCTGGTCCAAAACCAATGGGCTGATCCTGGTGCCAACCCTGCTGCTGATGTCGGAATCCTCTGACAACTTCTTGAATATGGCGCGCTCTAGTGGGCTATTGGTTGTCATTTCAAAGCTGCCTGTTTTGCCAAACGTCTGACCCGGTTATCAATCCGACGCTGGAACTCTTTGGAAATGGTTTTGGTCAATTGTGGCAGATGCCTTTTTGCTGCTCTTGTTAGGTAAAACTGACCCGGAACAGATGGAATTTTGACTCTATATGTTGTGCCATTTCTGCCAACAATTTTTTGGGTGAATGCTCTTCGTCCAAATTCAATGATTGCTGCCAGCTTGCGCCTGTCTCCACCCTTTAAACCCACACCAACCCGGCCTGTGATTAGGTTTCCAGCTTTCTTTCTTTTTAGTGTTGTTTGGATCTGGTTTTTGGTGTTGCCTTTGTCAACAGAAACAGCGGATTTGGCGGTTTTCTGCATGTCCAATAGAGACTGACGTACAGCAAGCCGCCCAATGCGTTGGGCATCTTTTTCCCCTAGCAGTTTGATTGCCTGTGCCAGTTGCTGATCCCCAATCAGTTTGACATCCACCCCAAAGGTACTGCTGAAACGTCCCCCACGGCCCCTTGATTGTCCAGGGGAAAACATCAGACCATCTCCCTTGCAAGGATTTCTAGTTGTTCATCCTTTTCCAGCCTGTTCAAAACCTGCACCACCTCAAAATTCCTGCTGCTGTAAACCAGCCTAGATGTTGTGCTGATTTGGCTGGCATACCTGGTGGTGATCTTGTGTGTCACTCTGCCCTTGGTCTGGTTGGCGTTTTGCAGCTCTTCTCCTCTGTGTGGCTCAATCCTGGCCCACAGGGTGATAGCTGTGGAATAGCTGGCTGTCCGCTGCCCAACGCCGTCCACAGTCATTGTTGGGTTCTGAACCTGAACCCGATGCCGCATGGGTCCAGTCCGCATCAGTACGCCTTCCCAACCTCAAACTGGTGGCAAATGTTTTTCACGCCCAATGGCACTTCCGCAAATGTGTTTCCCTTGGGGTCAACCGCTTCACGGTGTTCATAGTAATGGCTCACCAGCATCAGTACCGCATGTTTCAATGGCTCTGGCACATCAGAAGCGCTGGCCCCGTAGCCTGCAACAGCCACCACCGTCACCACGTTTGCTTGGTCCAATGTGCTTGGCCACTCCTGGCCTGACTTCAGGAAAATCCTGCCGGGGTCACGGATGGTGCCAACGCCATAAACACTGGTGGGTAATGTCTGGCTGGCCCCGTCACCGTCTGTATAGCTGATGGATGTGACAGAAACCAATGGGGCAATCGGGAAGAAAATAGCATCCTGGTGGGGGAACTGATCCACCTGATAGGTCCAGCTGGCATTGATCATCTGCCGGTTGGTCAAATGCTCAACAACATTGGTTGCCCTGGTCACCAAACTGGAAATCAGGGTATCTTCATCGGAATGGTCAATCCGCAACCAGGCTTTGGCATCGGACGTTGCAACCACCGCTGCCGCTGGTCCCGTGGTTTGTTTCAGGCCAAAATAATGTGGATCCATGCTGCCCCTTTTGGTGATTATTCGGAATCAAAAAAAATGGGCACCGTTTGGTGCCCTGTGTGGTTTGGTTTGCTTTGGTTTCAGTTTGACATCACATTTTTGTAATTTGCTAATGCTTCCCAATCTGGTTCGTCATTTGACAGATATTCTTGATTCACGGCCATATAGCGTTTCAGCCATTCGTCATGCTGGTCAGGTAGGATGTAGATGCTCAGGGGACAAACATTCTCAGTTTTGAAAAAATTGATCCACACGTTTCTGGCAAACAAGGTGTTTTTGGGGGTGACTTGCAAAACATCCGTCCCCAAATCCAAAGAGTAGTGGTAGCAAAACTCCAACAATTTCATTGGATCTGTGTTTGAATTTTGGTTGCTGTTGGTCATTGCTGATTTCCTTCCAGGCCCACCATTGGGCACATGGTCAATTTAGCCGCACCGAATGTAGGTTGCACCCCTCTTGGGCCAATTTTCCACATTTTTTTTCAGGGCAAGAAAAAATGTTGATTTTCTCACCAGTAGGCTTGACAGCCCTCTGAGGGTTGCCTACATTTGGTCATGGCAATTCTGCCGATTTGAGGAAATCAACAATGAACACTTCTGCTTCCCACCCCGCTCTGACCGATCTCTGCCTCCTTATCCGTGACCACCGTTTGGGCAAATGGTTTGCCACAAAACCATCTGAAATCCGTTGCCATGAAAAAGCGTATGGATTTTCTTGCACCCTTGATTTCAACGGTACGGTTGGCACCGCACAGGTACATGTCAGAATCCGCACCAATGATGATGGCACGCATGATGTGCGTTTTCAGGGCAGGGATTCAGCACGCCTGGTGGTTTGTGTTTCAGAATCCCACCCAAACTTCCACTGTGGGTTTGACAACATTGAGGATGCACCCGCATTCAATTTTTATGATGACTGGGCTGAATGAAACTAACACCACCCAAAACTAAAATAGGCCACCCCGAAGGGTGGCCCTTTTTTTTGGTTGTCAATCCTGGAATCAGGATCAGCCCAGGGTAATGACCTTACAGGCAGCAGTGTTCAACAACTCACCGTCATTGAAGGCAATGCCACGCACACCGACTTGGCCATTGGCCGCAAACAGCTCATCCAAACGGCTGAATTCAAATCCGCCGAAATCAACAATCTGATAGTAGCTGGTGTCACCAAACAGGATTGGTTTCTTACCAGTGGTCATAGCGTCCACGTTGTCAGACTCATAGACCGGCTTGCCCAACAGGGTGTCAGGAGCCGCACCCAGGCCTGGGGTCCAGAGGTAGTTGAGGGAACCGCTGGTGGTCACTGGGTTTTTGAGCTGGCGGATTGCCTTGGCTGCTTCTGGGGAAACAATCCAGTTGGCGGTTGGTGCCATACGGTAATCCACGGCCACGCTGTAGAAAAGATCAATGATTTCATCACCAGTGACAGCGGTAGCGCTGGCAGCGGTCACACCAGACGTAGCATTGTCAAAAATGCCCCGTGGTGCGTTGCTGTTGTCACCAGTCAAGAATGCTGCCAATTCAGCGGTGGCAAATGAACGTGCAAAGCTGGATGCAATGTAGGCTTCCAACTGTGCAACACTGAACGTGCCAGTGTAGTTCAACAACTCTTCTGAAACCTTCATAATCCGGCCCAGACGGACTGGGTTCATGGTCACTTGGCCAAAGCTGTGATCAGACTCGGAGATGGATGCACCTTCAGCCCCGTATGCCGCTGAACCAATGCTGGATTCAGTTGCAAATGCGGTTTTTTGGCTGACTTGGGTGACCGTGCCGATTTGCCGCATGAAGTTTGCTTCCTCACGCAACTGGCTGATTTGTTGGCTGACAGCGGTGGTGGCCAGGTTGCCACCAGCACCGGCTGAACCAATGGACAATGCACGCTGTTCGGCGCCGGTCATTGGCTCACCACAAAGGCGCTTCATCCACGCGGATCGGTATTCTTCCGACTCAGTGGTGATTTCACCACGGTGTTCAGCTTCTTCAGTCTTCAGAACAACATCAGCCATTTCAGCTTCACGCTGGGCGGTTTGCTCTTCCAGCTTGATGCGGCTCTCAATGGATCGGACTTCAGATTCCATGCCTTCAAACTGTTCCATTTGATCGGCTGGCAATGCGGATGCATCCTTGTTGGCATCCAAGATTTCACGCTGCTTTGCAATCAGGGCCGCGCGCTTTTCCTTCAGGGAATTGATGTTCACGGTGTTTTTCCTTTTGAAACGTGAATCAAAAAACAGGTTTCAGCGCACCACCATCAACAGACAATGGCACCTGTGGCGTTGGAAACCGGATGGCCAGCTGGCCCCACTGCCCGTTGGCAGATTCCCAAAACAAAAAGGCTGAATC